TAATTAATTGTTCAATAGAGGATTATAGCTGCTAGGAAAATTCATAGCTTGGCTAAAAGTAAAACCAGGGTTCAATGCGTTTGGATTAATATTAACACTATTTAATAGAGAATTAGAGCTGCTACCCAAGCTGCTACCCAAATTCATAGCTTCGCTAAAATTAGCACCAGGTCCTGTCATATTAAATGGGTTTACATTACCACCACTATTTCCTCCAATAACATTACCCTTTCCTGGGATAATCTTTGAAAGACCGGGAACTCCTGTTAGAGCACCAAGACCGCCAGCCAGACCTTTACCCCAATGGAAAGTACCACCGGCTCCAGCCCCTAAACCACCTGAAAGGACTCCACCAGCAAGCGTTACTACATCTGTAGCGATTTTGCCCCAATCAGTGTAAGCAGCTAGTCCTTTAGGAAGTGCATCTGGCATTTCACGATCTGGTGGTTCAAAGACAGGTTGATACTCAAGCACTGGTAGTTCTCTAACGGGAGGAATTTCAGGAGTTTCTTCTGGTTTAAGCGGTTGAATGTTATTAAGATCAGCTTGCTTACGCTGCAAAGCAATACGATCACGTACAAGCTTATCATTAGCCATAAGGTTATCACGACTAATATCCATCTTAGCTTGATCTAAATCAAGTTGATAGTTTAATTTTGATAATTCAAGATCAGCACTAGCTTCTGTAGTAAGCAGTTGGTTGACAATATCACGTTGATTAAAGAACATGTCAGCTGCAACTTTACGTTGCTGTTGTACTAACTGCTTAGACATCTGTGCCTTGGCTGCACCAAGTTCAGCTTTAATACCTTGTTGTGCTTTACCAACTGATACACCAGCACCACCACGTGCAGCTAGTTGACCACCTGCTTTAAGTGCTTCAATGTTTGCTTGACGTTTACCAAATGCTGTTTGAGTTTTAGCAACATCTAAAGCTTGATAAGAAGTTTCTTTAAGCCTACCCAATTGAATATCAGCACCAGCTTTAGCACCAGCTTTCTTTAAATTGAGACCAGCAGATGCTGCACTAAAATTAAGGAAAGTCTGTGCTTTATCAAACTCCATGCCAACAAGAGTTTCCTGCATGTAGCGTGACTGTTGCCTCATAGCTTGATCAAAGGCTATTTCATTAAAACCCTTTTGATCAGTATAGCGTTGCATTTGTGTATCATACACACGCATCGCTTGCTCAAATTCATAATCACGCTGCTCTACAGCAAAATTACGTTGGTCGTAAAGCTGCTGGTTTTGATAGTTACGAATAGTTGTGTCGTTTCTTTTTTTAAACTCAAGACTTTCTTTGGCGTAAGCAGTTTGAAGCTGCTGAATACCGTTAAACTCCCTTACGGCTTTTTGATTAGCTCTATCTTGAGCTTGTCTGGTTTTTCTTTCAGCCTCTCTTTTAGTTCCATCGCCAATACCAAGAAATGACATACTCAGACCCTCCTATAGAAACGAGGTGTATATTGTCCTTCCCACATCATCGCATTAACTGCAACTGGGAACGGTGAATTGTTAAACATTCTTACTCTAAAGTTTTCAGTACGTTGATGAATAGGAAGAATAAATACATTCTCTGTATCTAGCGGTACATCATTGGCTAGATAGGTGTTAGCTTCAATAGTGGGTTGGATGCTAAACCACTCTTTAATGTAGAATTTAATTTCCGCATTATTAGCAGGAGCAGTGTCAAACACAATAGTTGTGTCGTTAGTGAAACTAAAATCAGTGTTTGCAATACCATTAACACTTACTTTAACGTCAGACCTATCTACATAATCAAGGTCACGTTTGTTAAACGTATAGGTAGTGGTAGAACCATCACCAGTAAACTTAAGTTCATAAGGTAACCTACCTGTTTGCTGTAGTTTAAAGCTCATCATACCGGACAAACCGACAGAGAACTTCATACGTGCAATAGTAAGGTTAGCAGTAAAGTCTGCTTCAACCCTTTGTGGGCGGAAATAAGTACGTGGTAGTTCAACATCAAAGTTATACTTAAACCCAACGACAACATCAGAAGCTACGCTAGTCAGGTCTTTATTAGTAATGCTGAAGTAATCGCCTGTACCATCTGTACCACGTTCAGGGGTTACAGTAAAACCAGATTCAACAAATGAACCTGTTTGTGTAGTACCTTTAATAACAATGATAGGTGTCAATGACGACACATCATTATAAGGTAAATAGCACTTAGTTGTCTTTGTAGCAGAATCATACGTAACGCTAGAAGCAGTTGCATACAAGTCTACACATGGGTTAACACGTTGACCTTGGTTATTAACAATAATAGCTTCTTCTGGTGACTGACTTAAAGCTGCTTTACTGATGGTAAACTGGTTACCTTGTTTGGTAACAGCATACATGTCATCAGTATTAGTAGCTAAGAACTGTACAGTACCTGGCATCAACCAACTAACCCAAGACTCCATCAAGTTCTTCTCTCCATCATTATAATAACGGAATAAGAACACTTCATTTGAGTCTTGACCACTCAACGCAATCAACGAATTTTGTGGACTAGTAATCATATCCTCAACATCAGGACTGATCCACTCTTTAACCACACGACTGATGTCTAGTACCTGAGGGTTCTCTTGTTGACCCCTAGTTACCATGCCAAATACACGTGAATACCCAGGTGTTTTGCTAACAAAATTAATGTTAGTACCGACGTCAACAGGGTCAATGTTTTTATCTACCTCATAGTTAGAGATAGTTCTGATGGTAGTTAGTGATGGTGTTAACACACCAGTATCAGAGAACATGATAAACTGCTGATCTGCAGAGAACAGGATTACACCTTGTGCTGTAGGAATCACAGCATGAAGTGCAGTAGGTCTCGTAGAAGAGCAACTAATATCAATAGGATCACTATCAATAGAAGTTTGAGCAGTCTTAACGTAGAAATTATAAAAATCCCCAGACCTGCTCATAATTACATTATCTTTAGATAAAAATCCAAGACGATTGTTATGGAAGAAACCAGCAGTAATTTTGTTATCTACAAACTTAGGTTGTGGGTTGGTAGTATCATCACCAACCAATCGATCTTCGTAATCAATTTGACGGAAGACAAAGGTATTCAAGGCTGTATTAACAAGCTCATGAGGCATTGTAGAGTTAGTGAAACCAGTAGACACAGAAGGATCAACTGTTTCTTCCCAATAACCTTCACCGCTCACACCATCGTGTGCTACAAATTTAACCCAATAATCGTCTTCAGCAGCGCCAGTGTTGACGATTTTTAAAATACGACCTTGAAGTGATTTATCTGGAAGATCAGAAACATCAGCTACTTCATCCTCAAGAGAGACTAAATATGTGTTAGTAATACCACCTTCCGCCTGTACCTCCATATCAGAAGTACATTCTAGCTCTAAAGAGTTACTTAAACGTGTAATTGTAAGACCAGGAGTACCACTTAGATCACTTTCCAAATCAGTAAGCACTGAGTTAACATCATCAGAAGAGCTGGTATTATAAGTAGCAGAATATGTTGTACCCCCAATCACAACATCAATAGAGTAAGTTTCAGCATCACCATACTGCTTAAGCACAACACTAGCTTTACGGTTTGGTGTGTAAGAAGGTGCAGCTGTTACTGTAACTGTTGTGTTAGTGTTAATAATAATAGAAGTGTCTTGTACTGTGATAATTTTGTAATTATCTTTAGTACCATTTAAGTAACCAGTTCCATCAGGATAACTAACAGTACAAGTAGCACCACTTTGTGCGTTCCAAATACTAATACTTGTACCTTTAATGACACCAATATATTCTTCATCATCATCTCTGTTGATGTAGAACCATTTACCGTCATCATAAGTGGTACCAGTTCCAAGATTTAGAACATGTTTAAATCCAGGTCTTTTAGTTAATCCAAAGGTGGGGTCAGGATAGCCATTATAACACTCACGTACTTGACCTGGTAGTATTCTATCGTCTGATTGTTTTGATACCCCACCTAAATAATTTGTGATTCGTTGAGTTACTGCTGGCATTACCTATAAAGCGCGTGGAACGGTTTGTAAGATTGGTAATTATTAGTCTCTCCGCTATGACCGAAGAAAGTATAATCACCTTGATTGCACTCATACTCAACAAGATTAGACCTAAGATAAGCTTCTTTTTGTTGAAGGATTTGGTATTGGTTAGGATCACCAACAATACGACTAGATACAATAGCTGCAGCTCGTGCAGTGATGTAGTCTTGGACAGCTGTAGGGAGATCAACCCAGTCAAACAACCAGGTAATATCACATGCTACATTATCTTTACCTTCAGCCCAATCATAGGAATGGCTGATCTTGTCGTATAGTTTACCATTGCGCCTTACGACATCATAACTCATATTATTAGGGTTAGATGATAGGTCAATTTGGAGTACGTTGTTAGGAATTTGGATTTCGTTGTTATTATCAGGAATCATTTCATAGTTAAGTTCCCGATTAAATGACCAACCTTCCGCCTGTACTTCCCGAGAGACTTCTAACAAAGTCCCATAGGCAATCGCAACGTCCGGGTTGGTTTGATCTAGGGTAGTGACAGGCGCTTGCCCACATGATTGCAA